TAGCACAAGCACAAGAAGATTTGGCGAACGTTGGTAAAACAGATGACGCTATCGTTACAGGAGATCAAACAGCGCGTGTAACGTTTGCTGATGAGATACAATCTGACATCATGCAGACATACAGAAAACATTTAGAAGATGTTATGGCTGATTATAAAACATTAGTTGATAAAGGTATTGATGTTAAAGATACAACGAAGATACGACAACAAAGCTATTCTTTAAATTTAAAAACAGATCAAGACGTATTAGAATTTTACGCTAAACATAAAAGTTTATTTAGACCTGTGTTTAAAACAGAAGACGACTTTGCGGCTTACATAGACGACATTAGAAAATCACAAGCAGTATTTAAAGATTTTGCAAAGATAAGACCAGGTACAATGACACCAGCAGCCTTAGCTGCAGTTAGACAAGCAGGCAAAGATAGAGATAAAGTATTATCTATTTTTGAAGAAGCATTTACAAATCCTGAAACAATGAAAAAACTATTTCCTAACATACCATTTAAGGACAGAAAAGTGTGGGGTGATGCGTTGGTTAAGAATGATTTAGCAATGGCAGCGAAAAGAAAATTTGTTGATAAGGACGCAAACGCTTCTGATTGGTATGTTGTATCTCCAGCAGAATTAATAACAAATAGATACGGACAAGCAGGAACGACCGCTACACCATTTGCAGAGAGAACGAAAAACATGAAAGGTATTGGCCAGTATGAGTTTTATGGTGGCCCAAATGTTACAGATCCTAATGGAAAACACTATACAAGTATATTAGAACAATCACTGCGCAGAGCAGCAAAAGTAAACAACGCTGAATTTAAGATTGTTAAGGTACAGATAGGCGACGCTAAATCTGTACGTAGATCTGTGCAAATAGTAAATGCACAGGGCGATATTGTAAAAGAATTTAAAATGGCAAAAAGCAGTAAAGCAGAAGACTTTGGTGATGTTATGAATAAAGCAGAGGATTATATCAACGAATCTGGCGCACAAGGTTTAATGGCTAGACCAGTAGAGACACCTTCGGGCTTTAAAACTATAGATGCTTATGCTATAAAGTTAACCCCTGAGATGGTATTACCAACAAAAACACATCTAGCATCTGGAGGATATGTACGATATGATCCTCTTGTATCAATAGATGAAATGATAGGAGCTGCATAATGGTTGTAGAAAGACCAGCAAATTACGACGAACCACAAACGGTTAATGATCAATTAATGATACCACCATTGGTAGGACAAGAAGTGGAATTAGAACCAGGAACTGATCAACCTATCGATATTGAAATGACAGAAGATGGCGGAGCTATTGTTAATCCTGAAATAATGCCACCTGATACTGGATTTGATGGTAATTTAGCAGAGTTTATTGATGAGAATGATTTACAAGTAATAGCCAGTGAGCTTAGACAATCTTTTGAAGACGATAAATCATCAAGACAGCAATGGGAAGAAACGTACACAAAAGGTTTAGATTTACTTGGATTAAATTACAGTGAAAGATCTCAACCTTTTCAAGGCGCAAGTGGTGTAACACATCCACTATTAGCTGAATCAGTTACACAGTTTCAAGCACAAGCCTATAAAGAATTACTACCAGCAAGTGGCCCTGTAAGAACTCAAATTATTGGACAGGCTACAAAAGATAAAGAAGATCAAGCACAGCGTGTAAGTGATTTTATGAATTATCAAATTATGCATGTTATGGAAGAGTATGATCCAGAATTAGATCAAATGCTTTTTTATTTACCTCTTGCAGGTTCTACATTTAAAAAAATATATTATGATGCGGCTCTTGGAAGAGCTGTATCTAAATTTATACCAGCAGAAGATTTAGTCGTGCCTTACACAGCTACAAATTTAGAAGAGTGTGAAAGAGTAACTCATATTTTAAAAAGAACAGACAACGATATTAAAAAAATGCAAGTCACAGGTTTTTATCGTGACGTTGATTTACAGGTAGTACAAGAAGAAAACAAAGTTGAAGAAAAAGAAAGAAAATTATCTGGTATAGAAAAAACTGGTTACAGAGATGATCAGTATACTTTACTAGAAATGCATGTTGATTTAGACGTACCAGGATTTGAAGATCCCGATGGTATTAAACTTCCATATATAATTACTATAGATGAAGGATCAGGAAACGTTCTTTCTATTTATAGAAACTATAAGGACGGAGACACTTTATATAAAAAACAACAATATTTTGTTCATTACAAATTTATGCCAGGTCTTGGTTTTTATGGTCTTGGTTTAATTCATATGATTGGTGGTTTATCTAGAACTGCTACAGCAGCTTTACGTCAATTAATTGACGCTGGAACATTAGCAAATTTACCTGCAGGTTTTAAAGCTAGAGGTTTGCGAATAGCAGATGATGATAGTCCTATACAACCTGGTGAATTTAGAGATGTAGATGCGCCAAGTGGTGATCTACGTGCAGGTCTTTTACCTTTACCTTACAAAGGTGCAGATCCAACTTTATTTCAACTATTAGGTTTTTGTGTTCAAGCAGGTAAAGAATTTGCAACTGTGGCAGATCAAAAAATAGGTGAGGCTGCTGGAGCAGGAGCACCTGTTGGAACAACAATGGCTTTAATGGAAAGAGGCATGCGTGTTATGTCAGCTATTCACAAAAGAGTTCATTATGCTCAAAGAATAGAATTTAAATTATTAGCAAGAATTTTTGCAGAGTCTTTACCACCTATGTATCCTTACGAAGTACAAGGTGATCTACAATCATTAAAAGCTAGTGATTTTGATGAGAGAATAGACATTATACCTGTTTCTGATCCAACTATATTTTCTATGTCACAACGTGTGACGTTGGCACAGACTCAATTACAATTAGCAGAAGCTGCACCGCAAATGCACAATATATATGAGGCTTATAGAAGAATGTATTCTGCTATGGGCGTTCAAAATATTGATGCTATATTACCAGTTCCTACGGGGCCAGAACCAATGGATCCAGGTATGGAAAATGCAACAGCATTATCAGGTGGTTCGTTAACAGCTTTTAGAAAACAAAATCAATTAGCACACATAGATGCACATAGAGCTTTCTTTTCTAGTATTTTGGTAAAAAATAATCCTCAAACTATGATGATTTTACAGTCACATATTATGGAACATGTGTCTTTACAAGCAAGAGAAGAGGTAGAACAAGAAATGGCAAAAGAATTTGAGGCATTACAAGCTCAAGCGGGCGGTGAATTACCACCAGAACAACAAAATGAGATGCAAGAGTTAGTAGAATCTAAAATTGCAGAGAGAATTGTTGAAATGACAGAGAAAATGGTCACTGAAGAGCAACAAATGATGTCAGAACAAGGAGAAGATCCGTTAGTTCAACTAAAACAACAAGAAATTAACCTAAAAGCACAAGATTTACAGAGAAAAGCTACGGCTGATGAAGGTAAAATGATGCTAGATCAAGCAAAATTAGCTCAAAATGAAGCATTAGCAGAAGCGAAGATAGATTCTCAAGAGGATATTGCACAATTACGTGCAAATGTTAATCTTCAGAAACAAAATCAAAACAATGCAAAACGCAACAGCTAAATTACAGGAATATTTTAACGAGTTGATGAATTTTTCAGATACAGCAGTTACAAGTCAAGAAGAACAGATACTTTTAGCGGGTGCAATGATGGGTGTAGCCAAAATGCTGTACCATAACAATCTTACCGAACAAGAATATGATAAAATTATGAATCATAATGGAAGAGACTTGCTAAATCTAATAAAACCAACTATACATTAATCATTATGGCAAAAGAATTAAAAGATATACCAGCAGATAATAAAGGATTACCAAAATTAGATAAAAAAGTTCGTAATCAAATAGGATTTAAAAAAGATGGCGGTGCCATTAATGGTTTAAAAAAAATGGGCATGAATAAAGGCGGTCTAGCAGGTAGACTGGCTCAACGTGGCTATGGAAAGGCAAGATCATGAAGTTCAAAAATGCAAAAATGACTATTGTTCCTCAAAAAAACCCATTTCCTAATACTAAAATTGCTTCAACAGCAGAGAAAGTTTACTCTCCTTTTGTTGTAAAAAATAACAAAGGATCTGGACCTCAAGGGCAAACAAGCAGAATGCAAATTAAAAAAGTAGCATTCAAAGGCGTAAAATAGTATAATTCCCACTTTAACAAAGGAGGTTCTATGAACTTACTAAAAGATCTATGGTCACACATTAAAGAATGGAGTGACTGGAAAATGAAAGATTGGATCAAGGCCGCTATCGTAGCGATCGTAGTTATCTGGGTTATTAGCTGGATGACAAGCGGAGCAGCATAGTGCTACAAGCTCTCGGAGGACTATTAGGCGGTAAAGGCGGAGCCTTAAAAACTATCGCAAAAGTTGTCGACGAGATTCATACATCAGAGGAAGAAAAATTAGATAAAAAAATATTGATGCAACGCATTCAACAAAAGCTTGCAGAAAAGCAATTAGATGTTAATGCAAAGGAAGCCAGCCATCGCAGTGTATTTGTGAGTGGCTGGCGACCATTCATAGGATGGATTGGAGGCCTTGCGTTAATGTTCGAATTCATTCTATCTCCCTGCATAGAGTGGTATAGTAAATTTGCAGGATTAAACTTAACTGCTCCAGAAATTCAAACTGGGCCCCTTCTAGCAATTGTCACTTCAATGCTCGGCGTGGCGGGACTCCGCAGTTTTGAAAAAAGCAAAGGATTAACTAAATAATGAGTTGGAATTTTAATGAAATGTTAGATAAGTGTTGGGCGACAGCACTTCAACATGAACCAGAGGCAAAACTCTATCAAGGGTTTGCTACAAAAGAAATGAAATTTGTAAATTGTGTTTTTAGAGGAAAAAATAATACCACTCTTTTAGTAGAGTGTAATGACGAAGGAGAATCAAATTTGCATGCAATATTAAGTAGTTACATGGATGATTGTGTTATTCACCCACCTATAAAAATGTCACAAGAAGAATCACTAAAAATATTAACAGAGCATTTGGTAAATCCAGAGTGGTCAAATGTTGTTCTACGTAAACCTCTTGGACCAGAACCAATTAACACTTCTTATATTTATACATGCGTTACTGGTTATTGGGCCGTGGATACAGAAACAGGAGCCGTTACTAAATTCTCATGACATACGACGAATTAGCTGGTTCCGTAAAATTATCCGAAGGCTTCAGAGATCACGTTTACATAGACACGGAAGGATTTCGCACAATAGGTTGGGGTCATAAAGTGGTGCATGAAGATAAATTTGAAGACGGTAAAAAATATACCAAAGAAGAATTACAAGACGTATTTGATAAAGATTTAAACAAAGCGATAGGTCAAGCAAGGCAACTCATGGAAGAACATGGTGTCGCTGATTTGCCTACAACCGCGCAACACACCATTACCGAAATGGTATATCAACTTGGAAAATCAGGCGTGTCCAAGTTCCGTAACATGTGGAAATGCCTGCAGGACCGAAATTTTGAAGGTGCAAGTCTAGAGATGCTAGACTCGAAATGGAATCGTCAAACTCCAAATCGCTGTAAAAAATTATCGGATCAAATGAAATCATGCGAATAGAAAACTTTTTTACTTATTTTAAAAATCAACTAAAAGATAGACAAGACACCATAAGACAGGCTATATGTAGTGGTGTAAAAGATTGGGACGAATATCGGTATTTGACTGGTAAACTTCGCGGTCTTGAAGAAACTGAACAGGAACTCACGGACCTGCTGAAGAAAACGGAGCTAGACGATGACGACTAAACCTAAATTAATTGTTCCAAAACATGTTTGGGACGGCAAAAAAGCTGAAAAAGAAAAAAAAGAACTAGAAAAAATTCCTCAGCCTGTCGGTTGGAGAATAGTTTTATTTCCCTTAAAATTAAAAGGTAAAACAAAAGGTGGTGTTATTCTTACTGATGAAACAGTAGAAGAATCACAAATAACAACAAATATATGTAAAGTCTTAAAGACTGGATCTTTGTGCTACAAAGATAAAGAGAGATATCCTGATGGTCCTTGGTGTAAAGAGGGTGATTGGGTTATAATAACTCGTTATTCAGGATCAAGAGTAAAGATTGATGGTGGTGAGTTGCGTATTGTTAACGAAGATGAGATACTGGCAGTCGTTGATGATCCGAGAGATATATTGCCAGCTAACATAATGTAACATGGAGAACTCTATGCAAGAACAAACACAAAATGACAAACTGGTCCCGATAGATACTTCGGGAGACCCCGTCGAAGTGGAGTTGAAAGAAGATGACAAGTTAAAAAGTAACGAGTCCGAAGTAAATGTTGAACAAGTAGAGCAAGCTCCTATTGTTGAAACAGACGATAAAAAAGAAGAGCTTGAAGACTATTCTCAATCCGTAAAAAGACGTATCGATAAGCTTACTCGTAAAATGCGAGAAGCTGAAAGAAGAGAACAAGCAGCAATAGAATATGCTAAGAACGTAAACGATAAGTATAAAACTGCTGTTAATACTGGAGCTCAGAAAGATGATTACAGTATAAAACAAATAGAAGATAAATTAGTAACACAAGAAGCTTTTGCTAAAAGAGCAATGGAAGCTGCTATGCAAGCAGGTGATATTAATAAACAAGTAGAAGCACAACAAGAAATAGCTAGATTGGCTATTGAAAAAGAACGTGTAAATGTAACTAAAGCAAAAAGAGAACGAACAAAGGGTCAAGAGTTTCAAGGTGAACCAATGCCTGAAATACTACAACAAGCTGCTCCTCAAACAGCAGATCAAGCGAGAGCAGAAGCTGTAGTAAAGCCAGATCCTAAAGCAGAAGAATGGGCTGGTAGAAACGCTTGGTTTGGAAAAAATAAAGTTATGACTTACGCTGCAATGGGTTTACATGAAGAATTAGTAGAAGAAGGATTTGACGCGACGACAGATGAATACTATACTGAGATTGATAAACGTATCGCAAAAAGTTTCCCTCAACAAGGGAGTCAAGCAAGACCGACTCAAAAAGTTGGTTCTGCTGTAAGAACATCGGCAACAGGCCGCCGCACTGTGAAACTCACACCCTCACAGGTAGCTATCGCAAAAAAACTTGGTGTGCCACTTGAAGAGTACGCAAAACACGTGAAGGAGGCGTAATATGACTGAAAAGATAAACAAAACCTCGCGCAAATTAGAGACCCGTGAAAAGGATGTTCGTAAGAGGGGATGGGTTCCTCCAAGCAACTTAGAAGCACCTGAACCACCAGAAGGTTTTCACCATCGGTGGGTAAGAGCTGAATATCGTGGCATGGCTGATGAAAAAAATATCATTGGTAGACTACGAAGTGGGTATGAATTTGTAAAAGCAGATGAGTATCCCGATAGAATGGATTTACCTTCTATCGCTGACGGCAAATACAAAGGTACAATAGGTATAGGCGGATTATTACTGATGAGGTGTCCTGAAGAAGTTAAAGAAGACAGAGATGAATATTTCCGATCTTTAACCGATCAGAATACTAAAGCAGTTGAAAATGATCTACATAAACAGGAGCATCCAGCGATGCCAATCCATCAGGAAAGGCA